ATTTGTGGCAAAGCAATGTATGATGATTGTTTCAGAGGTTACAGAAACAATGGAGGCTATTCGAAAGGATAAAGGCGCTGAAGAAATAGTTTCAGAGTTAGCAGACATCCTTATTAGAACTCTAGATCTTTATGAGGGGCTAAAGAGAAGCGGGTATGTTTCTGGTTTATCGCTAACCGCAGCCTTTAACAACAAGACAGACTACAACAAGACAAGACCAGAAAGGCACGGTGTACGTTTCTAATGACGACAATTGAAGAGGCTATGGCAATGTTAGATCCCAAGCTTCGTAAAACTATTACAAATGGTGAGGGTATCAAAACTGAACAGCAGCCCACACCTAGCTTTGGACTAAACAGAGCGTTAAATGGCGGTATGCCTTATGGTAGGCAGGTGCTTGTCTGGGGTAGCAAATCAAGCGCTAAGTCTTCTATGTGTTTACAAACTATTGCAATGGCACAAAAAGAAGGCAAGCTCTGTGCATGGATTGATGCAGAGATGTCTTATTCTGAAGACTGGGCCGTCAGGCTTGGGGTAGACCCAGAAAAGCTTTTGTATTCACAAGCTCGTACCATTAACGAGATGGTAGATGTTAGCGTAGCTTTTATGGAAGCTGGCGTAGACATCATTGTAGTGGATAGTATTACATCCCTTCTACCTGCAATCTACTTTGAGAAAGGCACAGAAGACCTAAAGGCCCTAGAGAATACCAAGCAGATTGGTGCAGAGTCTAGAGACTTTAGCAATGCCTGGAAGATGATTAACTATGCAAACAACAAAGTTAAGCCAACGCTTTTCATCCTGATCTCGCAGTCAAGAAACAACATTAGTGCAATGTACACTAGTCAGCAACCTTCGGGTGGCCAGTCTACAAAGTTCTATTCATCTACAGTAATCAAGCTATTCTCTTCTGAGTCTGACAACCAGGCGATCAAGGGGAAGATTGCAGTAGGAGATAAACTAATTGAAGAAAAGGTTGGTCGTAAGATTCGCTGGGAGCTTCAGTTTTCCAAGACATCTCCAGGTTTTCAGTCTGGAGAATACGACTTCTATTTTCGAGGAGACAGGGTCGGTATTGATGGTATTGGAGACCTTGTGGACACCGCAGAGATGAACGGTCTTGTCAATAGGACTGGTGCCTGGTATCAACTAGAAGACGGCACAAAGGTTCAGGGTAGAGAAGCATTTATTGAAAAAGTAAGAGAAGACGAGGAACTCCAAAAGAAACTTGTGGAGCAACTTAATGGCTAAATACTCTGTACACCACGGCTTCTTTCCTTGTCACGAGTGCAAGGAGCCAGCACGCTCACTTAGGTTCTATCCAGAATCAAAAGATATAACCTGGGTGTGTAGTAAAAAACACATGAATAGGGTTTCCCTACAAACGAGAAGACGTAAGAGAGACTATGACAGAACAGTCTGAGGGAAAGCGTATCGGAGCAAAGCTACACAAAAACTCTGGTCGCAATACAAAGAAAGGTGATGCTTCCTGGTACAACTTCGTAATTGACTTTAAAGAAGTTGGCAAGAGCTTTACTTTAAACAAAGATGTATGGGCAAAAGCAACAACTGATGCCTTGAAATCTAACAAAGACCCTGCTATAGTAGTAGTTCTGGGTCAAACACAAAAAACAAGACTGGCAGTTATCGAGCTGTCATTGCTAGAACAACTGTTAGAAGAGAGAGAACAATGAAAATCTTAATGCTAGATATTGAAACGACGCCCATGCAGGTCTATACCTGGGGCCTGTGGGACCAGAACATTGGAATTAATCAGATCATTAAGCCCACCGAAATGATGTGCTTTGGTGCAAAGTGGCAGGGTAAGAAGAAGGTTACCTTTAAATCTGTCCACCACGATGGCAAGAAAGCTATGCTAGAAGAGTTGCACGCAATGATGCAAGAGGCAGACGCCCTTGTAGGTTGGAACTCAGCAGCATTTGACCACAAACACATTAAGAGAGAGTTCCTTGAGAACGGCATGGAGCCACCATCGGTAGTCAAAGACCTTGACCTTATGAGTGTGGTAAAGGCTAACTTTAAGTTTCCTTCTAACAAGCTAGACTATGTTGCACAAGCTCTTGGGGTGGGTGCAAAGTTCAAGCACTCTGGCTTCGAACTGTGGATTGATTGCATGAATGGAAGCGACAAGGCGTGGCGTGAGATGAAGAAATACCAGATACAAGACGTGGTATTGCTAGAAGAACTTTACCAGGTTCTTTTGCCTTGGCTACCAGGTGCCAGCAGTGTAAGCATTAAGGAGAAGCGAGAAATTGTAAGCTCCGAGGGAGTGGTATAATAATATGGTAGATAACAACGAAAGCAAGACAACCCTTGATATGATCAATGGCCTTGCAGAGATATCTGAGTATGTGAAGGATGATGAATTGGACACCGCATTGACGATGGTGGCCAAGCTTATTCTTCGACCAGATATCCCAATTAATGTAGCTACTGTAGAGATTGTTAGGCTGCAAGCAATTGCAGCAAAAATGTCTTTCAAGGCTACATGGATGGCAAACGTAGAAAAGGGAGATCGAGCAAAAAAGAATATTTACTTTACAGCGGCATCTGCAATCAATGAGCTTGTAGCTGCACTCAAGTATATTACTCGATAATATTTTATGACTAAAAACTTACTTAACCAAATAATGACCAACACGGATAAGCCTGCTAAGGCTTCTGAAAGTATGCAGGCACTAGTTGAAAAGATTAATTCTGGATACATTGCAAAGCGTGGACCTAGGCATCAACAAAAGAAGACCTTTGCCCCCTCTACCATTGCTTACGGTCATGGTGAGTGTGCAAGGTACTGGTACTTAGCATTTGAAGGGGGCACCTTCGAGGATCACGCTAATGCTTTTGCTGGTGCTAACATGACAAATGGCACTAAGTCACACGAGCGTATCCAGCAGGCTATGGAAGATGCCGGAATGCTCATTGACTCAGAGTTTAAGATTACATATAACGACCCCCCCATCTTTGGATACGGAGACGTAATCCTTGACTGGGAGGGGGAAGAGCTTCTTGGTGAAATTAAGACAGCCATGCAGGAAGGCTTTGAGTATCGCAAAAGAACTGGTAAGGCAAAGACGGGCCACTTAATCCAGCTCCTTATTTACATGAAGATACTTAAAAAAGCAAAAGGTGTTCTCATTTATGAAAACAAGAATAATCACGAGCTGTTGACTATTCCTGTTGTCGTGAATGATTACTATATTAAGTGGGTAGACCAGACATTTGAATGGATGAGAACAGTTCGTAAGGCTTGGGAAGATAAGCTCTTGCCTAAAAAGAACTACCGTTCAAACTCTAAAATCTGCAAGACTTGCCCCTTGGCTAAGGTCTGTGCAGAAGCTGGTCAGGGAGACATCGAGATCAAATCAATGGAGCCCTTAGATGAAAACTTGTCAATGGTGTGATAACTCTTTTGAAGCAAAAGTAGGTTATCAGATTTATTGTTCTTCTGAATGCAGAGAAGAAGCCACAAAAGAAAAAATTGCACAAAGGTACCTGATTGCAAGACGCAATCGAATGATGACCAAAAAGCGCAACTGCAAATCTTGTGGCTCTCCTCTGTCTGCCTATAATGATGAGCCAATATGCCAAGCCTGTGTTGTTAACCCATCAGAGGTCTCTAAGGCTCTCAGAGAAATTAAGGGGAATGCCAATGGTAAACCTAAAAGCTCTGAGTAACCAGCCACAAAGAATTTGTGCCATTGACGCCAGCACAAACAGCCTAGCCTTTTCTATATTTGATAACAAAAGCCTAGAGGCTGTAGGTAAGATTAATTTTTCGGGAGCCAACACATATGAAAAAGTATCTGACGCATGTCGCAAAACTAGTTCTGTTTTCAGTCTTTTTCAGATTGAAGCTGTTGTCATTGAGCATACGGTTTTTATTAACAGCCCTAAGACTGCGGCTGATCTTGCGTTGGTTCAGGGCGGACTTCTAGGGGGCATGTCTCTAACAGGGGTAAAAACAATTAAGTCAATTAACCCTATTGCCTGGCAAACTTTTATCGGCAACGGTAGGCTAACCAATGAAGAGAAGTCTGTGTTACGAGTTTCTAGCCCAGGAAAGAGTGACTCTTGGTATAAAACTAAAGAGAGAGAGATAAGAAAAGAAAAGACAATTAAGTTTGTCAATACTTATTACGACAAGAAGACTGACGATAACGATATTGCAGATGCGGTTGGCATTGGCCACTATGCTATTCGTAATTGGTCTAAGCTGAATTGACAAGGGGTGCCGATGGCTGCTAAACTTTATACTAATCCGCTATGGCTAAAGAAGCGGTATCAGTTAGATAGAAAGACACCGCAAGAAATAGCAAAAGAGTGTGGTGTAAGCGTAGCAACAGTTTATGTTTATTTAGATAAGTTTGGGTTAAGGAAAAAACGTTGAGAATCATTAAGCATTTTGCCAAAGTGGCTAAGATGCAATTTGTTAGGCTAACATGCAAGCATGAGGAGTCACACAGGGCATCCTGTCCGTTTACAGGAATGACATATATTAATTGTGTTAAATGTTGGAAGAGACTAGGGGTAGTACCAACTGATGAGCAAGCAAACCGAGAATAAGATAACAGAAATTATGGGGGGCATCGAGAAGATGCTTATCGCAAAGAACAGGGCATACGGAGACTCTGCCTTAGAGCCTGTAAGGGTTTTCTCTAAGACAGACACCATCGAACAGCTCTATGTTCGGATCGATGACAAGCTATCTCGTGTTCAACGGGGGCACGAGTACCCAGGAGATGATACTATTTTTGATTTAGTCGGATACCTGGTATTACTGCTTATTGCAAAGGAGAGAGATGAGAAAGTATAGTACAACGGAGCAGGTATCGTTTGACGACGTTCTTCTGATGCCACAATACTCTGATATTCAGAGTCGTAAAGATGTAAACTTGACAACGATTATTGGCAAAGGGCCTAAAGCTTTGCGCCTTGCCTCACCTGTAATTGCAGCGCCCATGGATACTGTTTGCGAGTGGGAGATGGCGGTCGCCATTCGTAAGCTCGGTGGGCTTGGAATTCTGCACAGGTACATGCCAGTAGAAGAGCAGGTTCGTCAGGTCAGAATGGTCAAAGCTAATACTGCTTTAGCGGGGGCATCGGTAGGCGCAAAGGGGGATTACCTTAAAGAGGCAACCTCATTGGCTCAAGCTGGGGCTGGCCTAATTCTTATTGATGTTGCTAACGGTCATAGTCAAATCGCAATTGATGCAGTTAAAAATATGAGATTTTTGTTTGGCAACGATGTACATATTATGGCTGGCAACGTAGCTACTTGGGACGGGTACGCAAGGCTTGCCGATGCCGGTGCAGACTCTGTTCGCGTCGGAATAGGGGGAGGGTCTGCCTGCACGACTAGAGTTGTAAGTGGGCATGGGGTCCCAACTTTGGCGTCTATCCTAGACATTAGAGAACACTTCTCTTATGACGATGGCCCCTCGATCATTGCTGACGGCGGTATCCGCAACTCTGGGGATGCAGCAAAAGCATTGGCTGCTGGAGCCCAGGCAGTTATGGTTGGTCGCATCCTTGCAGGGACAGAAGAGTCTCCAGGAGAGGTTGTAGACGGCAAGAAGATCTTTAGAGGAATGGCGTCCAGGGAGGCACAGGAAGACGGTAGAGGAGTTGTATCTGGTGTAGAGGGTATCTCTACTACCATCGATTTCGTTGGAAGCGTTGATAATATAATTAATGACTTCTCATCGGGACTCAGCAGCGCCCTCTCTTACACCGGGGTAGATAATCTTGTTGACTTCCATCACGAAGCAGTGTACAATAGAGTAACTAGTAGTACACTAAACGAAACTAAACCACACGCAAAGGAATAGAATGCCCCGTCGCAGAAAGCTAGTAGCAAAGCCAAATCCATTTACCACAGAACCATACATGGAGGTTGAAGGGTTTCCTATTAATGAGGGGGATCTGATCAAGATCAAGGGTGAGTACGGAACTAAGTTTATGTTTCGTGGTATCACCACCAATCCAATTACTGGTGCTACCTGGGTAGACTGTTTCGAAATGTTTCGTGGAAAGCCTCAGCAATTTCGTGCGTTTAAAGAGGATCGGGTAAAGCGTATTCCGCAAAAAGGAAAGAGGGCCAGACGTGTCAAACAGTCCTGAAGAACAGGTAGTCAAACACTTAGATACAGTCAATAAGGTTGTTGGAGAATATCTTAAGGGTAGCGACCCAACAAAGATTTCTAAGCAGTTAGACCTTCCAAGAACAAAGGTTGTTAGCCTAATTAAGGAATGGCAACAGATGGCCTCTGACAACACCGCTATTCGAGCAAGGGCCAAAGAAGCCTTGGCTGCTGCAGATGAGCACTACAGTAGGCTAATTACCCAGACATACGAAGTGATAGATGAAGCCACAACTATTGGAGATTTAAGATCTAAAAACACTAGCATCAAGCTGGTCATGGACATTGAGTCTAAGCGTATTGAGATGTTGCAAAAGGCTGGTCTGCTAGAGAACAAAGAGCTAGCAGAAGAAATGCTAGAGATTGAGCGTAGGCAGGAAATCCTTATGGGAATTCTTAAGGACGTGGCGGCAGAGCACCCCGAGATTAGAGACAAGATTATGCAAAGACTTTCTGACGCTTCGCAAAAGATGAATGAAACGGTGACGATCGTACAAAATGTTTGATGAGTTTCTAGAGGTTCTTAAAGACAATCCATTTGAAGAAATTCCAGTGGATGCTAAGACCTTTGTGGAGGGAGAAGACTTTCTTGGTCAGCCACCACTTTCTGCAATTCAGTACGACATTGTAGAGGCTATGAGTCAGATCTACAAGAAGGAAGATCTTGTGGAAATAATGGGGCATGAAGATGGCAACAGATACTACAAAAAGTTTACTAAGAATGAAATCATCCTTCAGCTTGGAAAGGGTAGCGGTAAAGACTTCACCTCTACCGTTGCCGTGGCATACATCGTATACAAGCTACTATGCTTAAAAGACCCAGCTAGATATTACGGAAAGCCTTCTGGAGACGCAATCGATATTATCAATATTGCTATCAACGCTGCCCAGGCTAAGAACGTTTTCTTTAAAGGTTTTAAAAGCAAGATTGAGAAATCACCCTGGTTTGCTGGCAAATACTATGCCAAGATGGACTCTATCGATTTTGATAAATCTATTACCGTTTACTCTGGACACTCAGAGCGCGAGTCGCACGAGGGTCTTAACCTTATGATTGCAGTTCTTGATGAGATTTCTGGCTTTGCTACTGAAAATGCTAGTGGTAACGATCAGGGCAAAACAGCAGATAATATATATAAAGCATTCCGTGGTACCGTAGACTCCCGATTTCCAGACTTGGGAAAGGTAGTCTTGCTGTCCTTTCCTCGTTATCCAGGAGACTTCATCTCTCAAAAATATGAAGAGTCCATACTCGAAAAAGATATTATTCAAAGACATCATAAGTTTATTTTAAATTCAGATCTTCCAGAAGATGCCGAGGGGAATAACTTAGAAATAACATGGGACGAAGAGCACATTATTTCTTACAAGTACCCCAACACCTTTGCACTAAAAAGGCCTACTTGGGAAGTAAACCCTACCAGGTCTATTGAAGACTTCAAGCTAGCTTTCTACACAGACATCGGTGACGCCATGATGCGTTTCTTGTGTGTACCTACTTTTGCATCTGACGCATTCTTTAAACAAAGAGAAAAGGTGCAGTCTACGATGACGGGTAGGAACCCGATAGACACCTTTAAGAGATTTGACGAATCGTTCAAGCCAGATCCAAGTAAGAAGTATTACGTACATGCTGACCTTGCCCAAAAGCATGACAAGTGTGCGGTTGCAATTGCACACGTTGAAAAGTGGGTCAACATACAGGTCGTAAAAGACTATGAGCAGGTAGTTCCTTTTGTTGTAGTTGACGCCGTGGTTTACTGGGAGCCAAGAATCGAGGGGCCAGTAGACCTGTCTGAAGTTAAGCAGTGGATTCAAAACCTACGAAGACTAGGCTTTGATATAGGCTTGGTTACCTTTGACCGCTGGCAATCATTTGATATCCAAAATGAACTAAAGGCGGTAGGCATTAAGACAGAGACATTGTCAGTAGCTAAGAAGCACTATGAAGATATGGCAATGCTGGTATACGAAGAGCGTGTAGTCATGCCATCAATAGACCTTCTGTTTGAAGAGCTGACAGAGCTTAAGATTATGAGAAATAACAAAGTAGATCACCCTCGCAAAAAGTCTAAAGACTTGGCAGATGCCGTTTGTGGTTCTATCTTCAACGCTATTTCTCACACACCTAGGAACACCAACCTTGAGGTAGAGATTCATACATTTAGGGATCGTCCAAAGGTCGATGTTGCTGATCTTCCAGACAATGTGATAAACTATAAACCCAAAGAAATTCCAGACGATGTTAAAGATTATTTAGATCGGTTTGGACTTGTTTAACACAAAATGTTGGGCATATTCTAAGATTCAAACACCAGATTTAGTATAAAGGGCGGTACAATTGTTACCTATTGACATTGTATATTTCTCGAACTATTCTGGAAATACTAAAAAGTTTGTAGAGAGGCTAGGAGCTAATGACGCTATTAGGATACCTGTTGGTCGGAGTGATTATATTCCTACCGTTGATGTCCCTTATGTCCTTATGGTACCTACTTACGGTGGTGGCGAAGGACGAGCAGCAATACCCCGACAAGTACGAGCTTTTTTAAACATTAAGGAAAACCGTGCCTTGTTGCGAGGCGTTGTTGGATTTGGAAATACAAATTTCGGTGAGCATTTTTGCAAAGCTGCAGATTTGATTAGTGCAAAAACAGGTGTGCCAGTTATTGCAAGGGTAGAAGTGTTTGGCACACAAGAAGATATACACACAGTAAATAAAAGATTGGAAATGTTGTATGGACAAGAAGTATAGTTACCACGAGCTAAACGCAATGCTCAACCTCTACGGAGCAGATGGTCAGATTCAATTTGACAAAGATAAAGAAGCAGCAAAAGCATACTTCCTGGATCATGTAAATCAAAACACTGTGTTCTTTCACAGCCTTGAAGAAAAGCTAGAGTATCTTGTAGAAAACGAATACTACGAGCAGGAGCTTCTAGACCTATACGACTTTGATTTTATCAAAAAACTATTTAAACAAGCATACGCACACAAGTTTAGGTTCTCAGCATTCCTGGGGGCCTACAAGTTTTACACAAGCTATGCCCTAAAGACATTTGACGGCAGTCGATACTTAGAGCGATTCGAAGACCGCGTCTGCATGAATGCTCTCATGCTTGCACGTGGAGACAAAAAGCTTGCTCAGGATCTCGTTGAGGAGATTATTACTGGGC